TAATTAACTCCAATCACTTTGCTTGGTTTAATCATGCCGCGTCACTCTCCTGATAAGATTCTGAATGCTGTTGCTGCACATTGCGGCACTTGTCCATTTCCAATGGCTTTAAGTCTGTCCAATTTTTCGGCCATCCCATTCACAACTCCGAATGCGTCGGGTGCGGGTAAGTCATCGAATACTTTACTTTCACATAATCTCGCCACTGGTCTAATCGCTGCGTTCCTTTGTCTTTCCGTATCGCAGTAGTCCCGCCCTTCCAGTCGGTTGCTAGCATTGTTGGCAACAATCCAGATTCTTTCTCTTTTGTGATCTGCGCCAACGTAGGCTGCTGATATAACTCCCCATCGCGCATCAAACCCCATCTTGGCAAGATCGCAGAGAACTCGGTCAAGTCCTCGAATAGTGAGCATTGGGCTGTTTTCAATGAATGCGTAGTAGGGTCGTACTTCGCTAATGACGCGTGCCATTTCCCCCCACAATCCACTCCTCTCTCCATCAAGCCCTTCGCCGGTTCCGGCTGCTGATAAGTCTTGGCAGGGAAATCCGCCAGAAATAACGTCAACACGGCCTCGCCATCTTGTTCCGTCAAAAGTTGCAATGTCGGACCAAACTGGGAAAGGCGCGAGGCATCCATCATTTTGTCGTTGCGCCAAAACCCCTGCGGCGTAGGCATCACGTTCCACTCCGCAAATGGTTTGCCATCCAAGCAACTTGCCGCCGAGTATTCCCCCGCCAGCGCCGGCGAATAAGGCAAGCTCTCGCATAGCGCCTTGCTTAACATCCAGCTCATTCACCTTGCCTCCGGGTATTGCTCTATATTTTTTAAATCCGGCTCAGTCAGCCTCATGCCTAGCCCTGTAAAATGGGTATAAACATCATTCAAATACCTAACTTTCTGCTTTTTCGACATAAGCCTAGTTACAGGAAAATCAAAAGGCTCCTGCATTAAGCTCAGCTTTGTTTTGTATGGCAGCGGCTTAAATACTGCGTCGTATCGCTGCGCAAAACTGTCGCTCTCTTTCAGTATCACAATGCCGAAATGCAGCTTGCAGTACCCTCGGTATTCTTCGGCAGTACAATCACCTTGGCGCTCAGCCTCGCGCATCCATAAGCGCTGCAGTTTGTTTTGCTCCTTGCTGCGGTCTTCTTCGGCAAACTGAACCAATCCACTTAAACCGATTAATGAGCGCCGAGCGGCCTCCTCGGTACACGTCGCCAAGCCTTGCGGTTTATTTAAGTCGTAAAGAACCGGCATCAAACCCCCACTGCAATCGAATACAAACACGCAAACATCAGCGACAAGCTAATCGCAAACGGCAAAGCCACAAACGCACCACGCCCGTTCTGAGTCGCTATGTAGCAGCGGTAGGCCATGAGTGTTGAGAGCAGCAAAACAAGGCCCGTCATTCTTCAATCCCCACAAAAGCACGATAAAGAGTCGTCAAAATCGAACGTGTGCTGATCCGCAACCATCGTTTTCATTTGCTCATAGGTCGGGTGATCGTTGCGGAATGTGCTTCCTATTGCTTTCTCTGCACCGTCCCACCAATCAGCCAGCTCCGGTCTTTCCGCGATAATTGAAAGCTTTTTGCTCGCCCCTTTGAGATAGCAAAGGTCGCAGTTACCCCAATCGGTTGTGCCGTTGTTGTTTGGTAAATTCAGGTCAAACGACTGAGATTGCCAAAAGTCGAATATTGTTTCTTTGGTAACACCATCCCAGTAAAGCGGTAATATCTTGTCTTCGCCGGAATCAGACTTTCCGTTAATTATCTTGTGAGCGCGGCGTTGTTCGTCGGCACGAATACCAACAGCGGTGTCCCACTCACTCCAGCCAAGTGACTTTAAATAGTGGTTGATTCGTCTTACTTTAAGATCGGCCGTGCAAAATCTGGCGACAGGGTTTGGCAAGTATTTGCGCGCCTTAACTAACGATAAAAACGGTTCACCATTGCGGCTGGCCGTTTCATGCGTAACAACCCGCGTTTGGTAATCGAACTTCTTGCGCTTACTTTCGTCATCAAGAGTTACTAATCCCAACTCAAGCCAAACAATATCGACTCCCCACTTCTCGCCGCAGTCGCGCACAAAATCGAGAGTTTCTGGCATTTCTTTGCCGGTATTAGCGAAGCAAACAACAATGTCATTGGGTAGTGTGCCGTTATAGGCGTCAAGCACCCGAAAAAGCATATATGCACTGGTGCGCCCGCCGCTAAACGATATGCAAGCAGGGCCATCAAGCCGATATGGATTTGATTTTGCTATTACAGCTGTCACTTGCGCACCACATCAGTACGAGCCCACTTTTTCATAATGTCTTCTGCCGGCTTTCCGGTGTTCATAACAAACTGGATGGCCTCAGTACGCTCGTCGCGGCCAGTGCTGTGCTCTTTCAAAATCTTCCCTAAGTCGGCATTACGACCAAGATCACGACGAATGCGGTAGTCGCCCATTTCGTTTGCGGTGTAAGACATTTGCGCTAGTTCTGGGCCTGCGCACATTTTTATTCTTGCCATCTTCAATCCTCAATTAATTTGTTTTGCTTAGGCCGCCGCTTCGCTAACAACAACCGCAAGATACAAGCGCCCAGCAGGACGGCCAGTGATCGAGCAATGCTCTTCGCCGTGGCGGTCATCAAGTAAACCCTTGGCGACCAACTCATTGGCACGGCCAGAAATCGACGACTACCGAATCTTGGTTAATTCCTCAAGCTCGCGCCGCGTCTTTCCCGAATGCCGCTTTACCGCTTGGTAAACGCGCAGCTCCTGGTCACTCAGAACTTCGCGCAAATCGTAATAAGTTTTAATGCTCATCAGGTTCACATTGGTCTTCATTGCAAGTTCTCCGCCCACGTTTTATCGGTGTGTTTATCAAGAAACTCGTCGTCAGCTACCCGTCGCCACTCAGCGCCATCGCGCTTCCACTGCTGCGCGCAGCGTTTCAGGAATGCAGCATCCCAAGAGGTCTTAGGATCGGCCCTGTCTCGCCAGTAGGTTTTAAACTCCACTAGCTGCTCAGCAACGAATTGACCGGGAATGCGGTGTAATTGGGTTAGCGCTTCAATCGTCGCCGGCGATGGTTGCCAGTTGTCGATAAGCGATTGGTGATGCGGGATTTTTGGCGGCGGCGTTACTACTACGTCAGTAGTAGTTGGTTCTTGGTTATTGGTTCTTGGTTCTTGGTTAGTTGCACACTCGTTTAACGCCTGTTTAACACCTGTTGGATTTTGTTCGTTTTGTGTTGGTTTTTTGTTCGCTGCAGCCGCCTTTGCTTCATCTGCTTTTTTCTTCCTAGCTGCCGCCGAAGCCTTGCCAGCCTTGGATTTTACTGATGCAGTCTCTTGGTAAATGGCAATGTTCTCATCGCACTTTGAGTGCGTCCAAAAATCGCCATCTAATTCAAAGAACTCCTCTAACACAAACTGCAATGCAGTTAGTTCCTCGTCCGTATTGGCGCGTAAACGCCTTGCAAGGCGCGCAAAATCACCAGCCGGCAATGGTTTTTCTGTGTCGTAATAGAGGTCTATTGCGTCTCTGTACAACGAGCGTTCAACACGTGTTAAATGCTGTGTCGCGTTGTTGAACGACTTTATGTTGTGTTGGTAGTAGTGCATTACTTACACACCACCTTGCTTTTCAATAAAGCCAACAACCGCCCCTTTTAAGGGACTCTTAAATTTTATTTTCATACCTTCCGCAAATGCCCTCTCTGCCAACTCATCGACACTAATGCCTAGGCCATCCGCTTGGCTTTTTAGCTTCTTGAAATCCTTTTCTGTAAGCGTGGTGACTAATGAGGGCCTGTTGTCGGCCTTCATTGGTTCACCGCGTTATGTTGTGATAGGTCCTGACCCGCAGCGATTGCTTTAAGCCCAAGCATTAGAATTTCTCGCGCTATCGCCGCTTTTTGCGAGTGCGTGTATTCGGCATAGGCTTCAACTAACTCAAGCTCGGTGTCGTTGAGTCGAATTTTTATTTCGTTGGTTCGTATGTCTGATGGGTTTGAGTACATGCTGGCCTCATGCAACTAGGTTTGACCTGCTTTCTGAGTCAGAAAACAGGTCATCGAAACAAACGGTCACTCCGCATGACCGCAGCACCCGGAGGATTTCTGTTATGTCGTCAGCGTTAGGAGTGCGATCACCAGTCTCGTACCCAGACCAGCGACTTTGCCCCCAGCCTGCTCTCTCACCAGCGCTAACTTGCGTCAGCCCCGCCTCTTTTCTGTATTTAGCTATGTTGTTCATTGAAATCTCCAACCGTATGGCGGTGATAATAATCGCGTTTCGCGATATTTGTCAACGCTTTATGCGTTATGCATTTATCGCGCTGCGTGGTAAAAAGAAGAAATGACGATAGGAAAGCGAATACAGCAAGCACGAAAACTCAAAGGGTGGAGTCAAGCCGAGCTTGCGGAAAAGTGCGAGTGGGAGCATCAAAGCCGAATTTCCAGTTACGAAAGAGATAAGCGCGAACCTGAAGCCGACGATATTAAAATGCTGGCAAGGGTTTTAGGGAGAAGTGCCGCGTGGCTGTTTACTGGCGAAGAATCAAACGTGGAGTCAGCCCCGCAGCAAGCAGAGGGACGGCTTGCACCTGTGATAGATTTCATAACAGCCGGTGCCTGGGGGGAGGCTGTAGACCCGTATCCATCAGGCACAGGCGATTCATTTGAACCAATCAACCCTAGTGATCCACCATGCACATTCTGGCTAAGAGTGAGGGGCGACTCCATGACTTCACCGGCTTCAGGTCAAAGTATTCCTGAAGGCTACTTGATAAAAGTAAACCCAGAAAAGACACCCGAAAACGGAAGTCTCGTAATAGCCAAGCTAGAGGATAGTAATGAAGCCACTTTTAAAAAGCTCGTGATCGATGCTGGCATGAAATTTTTAAAACCGCTTAATCCCGCATACCCAACAATTCAGATAAATGGAAATTGTCGAATTGTAGGTGTAGTAACAGAGGCGAGAATGAAGTTGTGATACCGAGGTCCGTCAGTCGATGAGCGGCTACGTATACTTAATGTCGAACACTTCCAATCCTGGGTTATACAAAGTCGGGGAAACCTCGCGACACCCAACTATAAGAGCCAAAGAGCTAAACTCTCAAACCGCCTCACCCGGTCGCTGGATTTGTGAATATTCTTGGAAAGTAGATAATCCGCCAAAGGCAGAAAAAATAGCACATCGCGCCCTTCGCAAACACCACGATTCAAAAGAGTATTTTCGTATTCAATTGCCAGAAGCAATATCCATTATAGAATCGGCAATTGGCGCGCAAGCAGCATACAATAGAGCTGAGTACAAAAGACAAAAGGAGGCTGAATATCAAAAATCTGCTAAAGATGAACGAATTAAAAAAGCAAACAGAGAAATTGATCGCCATAATAAGCGACTAAGCAACCTCAAAGAAATTGGACCACAATATCATCGCGGCCTCTACGTGATAGCAACCCTAATACTTACAGTTATTATCACTCAGATCGTTGGGAAATATTCGATTGAAGATTATTTTTCAGTTTTTTGTATCGTGGCGTTTATCACCTACTCCATCTACATCAACAAGAAAGACTCATATCTGAATGAATGGAGCAAGCAGGTAAAAGAAGAGCAAGATAGGCTCAAGGGAGCTGTCCGCTCACACCCGGAATATGAGAAGCCATTAGCCAACCAAAGCAAACCTGAACCACAAACATCACCCACTCCCCCCGTCAAAGAAATATCCAAAAGAGATCGTCAACGAATTGCAGCGCAAACGCGCATATTCATGAATAAGAAGTAGCCACAAACCTCGCTCAAACCAACTCAATATCGAATCAAACCTAATAAAACCCGCTTCGCGATAAAAAAATATTAGCGAATATCGCATTTTGTGTTGACAATATATATCGCGTTGCGCGATATTAAACCCATCGCAGCACACACCAAGAGTTAAGCGCCTTACCAAAGCAGCTTGTAAAAGTGTGTTGCGAAAAAGTTAACTCCCTAGGTACTTGGCCCAGACCATCGGGCCTTTTTAAAGAGTCAGAGTGATTATGAACCTAACAAACTTAATAGCATTGATGTTTGCAGCCGGCTCCGCTGGCAACGGCAAATCAGTTCTTAAAGTCCCAGCGCGCCCACGAGTTAAAAAGCAGTGCTTGCAATGCGGTACCACCCATCAGAACAACAACGCTTGGTGCAGCGCTGAATGCTGCAAAGCGTATCGGGCAGAACGTACAGCAGCATAAAAATTTAAACATGGAGGTCGCCATGACCAACGCAGCAACGGAATACGGGATGTTAGTCGTGAATAAAGTTTGCGACAAATTGTTTGATGACCACTTTAGCCGCCAAGAGCAGCTTGAAGAGCGTCACGACAAAGCAGACCTCTACCCTCACCGCGCCAAGCCACGCAAACCGACTATGACGCGCACCATGACTGTACACGTTGAGATTGAAGTAGACCTTGATATTGATGCGTCTTGGTCGAATGGCTTTCCCGGCAGCCAAGAAGAACCGCCCGAGCCGAAAGGTTATGAACTGCACGGTTTTACCGCCATGTATCGCGGCGCAGACGTTACCGATCTTGTCTCTGATGCTGACGTTCAAGAATTGATTAACGAGGCTGATTAATGGATATGCGAGAGCACGCAGCACTAAGGCGCCGCCATATTAGGGCAATACGGGGCAATGTTATTTACCTAAGACCTTGGCCGCGCAAAGTGAATCGAGCACCAAGCAGCCCTAGTGCGGCATGAGGCAAAAATGAAACCACTACTAATCGGTTTATCACTACTCGCAGCATACACATACACGGCAACAGAAGATTACAAGGAGCTACACCATGACAAGCACCCAAACAGCACAACAAGCAGTGAGCGCGGACTTAGAGCACCCACAAAAATCATTGCCCGCAGAAGCGCAGAAGCGGAGCTTGCGCGCGACTTCCGTAGAGCCGAGCAGCCTTATCGCTATCGCACTGGAACAGGGTGCGGATATAGACAAGCTAACCAAGTTATTCGAGTTACAAACCCAGTGGGAAGCAAGCCAGGCACGCAAAGCCTTTAATGAATCGCTAGCCGCATTCAAAAGCAACCCTCCAACCATTAGTAAAAACAAGCACGTTTACTATGAGTCGAAAGATAAATCTAAGGCTCCTACCGATTACTGGCACGCAACACTAGACCAGCTTGTGTCAGCTATTACACCGGCAATGAGTGAGCACGGTTTAGGGTTTCGCTGGCACACAAATCAGCGCGAAGGAATGATTCAGGTATCGTGCATTTTAAGTCACAAGCTTGGTCATCAAGAGACTGTTTCGCTTTTCGCGCACCCCGACCAATCAGGTGGTAAAAACGCCATACAAGCAGTGGGGTCAACAATCACCTACCTGCAGCGCTATACCCTA